CTGGACGAGTGGCTCGATGAGTTGATCAAGGTCGCCGAGCAGGCCGCTACCCCGAAGACCGGCGCATGAGCGACACGCCCCCGGTTGCGGCGATTCTCCCCGGCGACGTCCTACTCTACGCCGGCACTGGCGCCAACGATTGGGTCATCTCGATCAAGACCTGGTCGAAGGTGACGCACTGCGAGCTGGCGTTGAGCACGACCGAGAGCGCGGCGAGCCGGCCCGGGCTGGGCGTGCACACCTACCCGCTGCGCGTAGACGACCTCACGCACATCCTGCGGCCGAACAAGACCCTCGACATGGTCGGAGTGAAGACCTTCCACCAGCAGTGTCTCGGGCAGGCGTACGACTGGTGGGGGCTGATGCGCTTCTACACGCTCGGCGAACAGTCGCTCGACAAGCAGTTCTGCAGCGAGTACCTGACGCGGCTCCTGCGGCATGGAGGCTTCGAGCCCTTCCAAGCCGAGGACGATGCCGACCTCGTGGCGCCGGGCACGTTCCTCTACAGCTCGTGCCTGCTGCGCGTCTGGTCGCAGTCCTGAGTGTCACTTCTGGCGGGCCGGGGGGAGCTTGCACTGTGGTCGCTTCAACCGATGTGTTGGCGTCCGGCCCGCCCGATTCTGGTGCCCCGCGGGGTGCCCCGTTTCGCTGGCGAAGTGCCCCGCAATCGGGCGCCATGTGTCGCAACCCGTCGTGGGCCGTCTCTCAATTTGCTCAGGAATCTGGCGCGCCCGGCAGGATTCGAACCTGCGACCTTTGGCTCCGGAGGCCAACGTTTCACGTGGAACTACGAGGCTTTCCGGCGAGTGCCCCGTTTCGGTGCCCCGCTTCGCTGCGCGGCGGCCAGCTTGGGCAGGGCCTTGCTAATGTGCTGCGAGATGGCGCCCATGATGTAGCGCCACGACGTGCGCGGATCGCGATGATCCAGCAATTCTTGCGCAGCGCGCTGCTCGCTGACGCGATAAGCCTCCGTCGCAAACGAGTGGCGAAGATCGTACGGCCGTCCGATCTTGACGCCTGCGGCCTGACAGGCCAGAATCCACGCTTTCCGTAGCGAGCTGGTGGAGAAGGTCCCCGTGGCCTTCGCGGCCAGCCACGCCTTGATCGCGTCCACACCCGCCGGCGTCAGGGGATACCAGCGCCCTTTCGTCCCGCCGCCTTTCCGTCGCCCCTGCACGAAGACTCGGCGCCGGTGGAGCTCGACGTGGCCTTGGTCGGGGTCGATGCGCATGATCTGCGCCGGCGGAATGCCGGTGTAGGCGATGAGCCCGAGTCGCGCCGGACTCTTCTTGCCGCGGATCTTGGAGAGGATCCGTCGGATGGTCGCGTAGGTGTAGCCGCGCGGTTGTGGGTCAGGCTCACGGAATTTTTTGATGGCGCGGACGGGATTTTCCGCGGTCGGTCCGTCTAACGTCGTGTAGAGGTGGAGGATGGCCGTGCGCCGATGGTTCACGGTGCTGGCGGCGTAGGGCTTTTTCTCCTTGCCCCGCGGTTCCGTCGCCCAGCGGTGCAGGACGGCGGCGATCTCGGCCCCGGTCACCGTGTGGCGCCGACGGTGCCCAAACTCTGCGCTCCACAAGGCGATGTCCGCGGCGCGCATCACGTAGCTGGGCATCGCCTTCACCGCCTCGAGGTACCGGCGCGCGTCATCCGCGAAGGTGCCTGGCGTGGTCGTGCGCGCCTTGTGCCGTCGCCGCAGTTCGACCCGCCGCTCCTCCTGCCACGCCTTCATCGCCTTCACGTCGGCGGTCAGCGGATAGCGTTTCTCCTCGCGGTGCTTCGCGATTTCCACGCGGACGGCGTAGCCCAGATCGTCGCGGAAGATCCCCCGCGCGACGCGGTGGCGGCGACTCTGGCGCGGCATCAGTCCTCATCCAGCTGTACGAATGGTCGGTCATATTCCGCCTCGAACCAGCGCTGGATCTCGCCTACGACGGCACCATACTCTGGCATCGGCCCCTGCCCTGAATTAGGTAGTGCCATCGAGAGCCTGGCAAGAATCGGACTCACGCGGCGTTTGACATGATCATCAAGGGCGTCCTGGAAATTGGCGGCGAACCGATGCCAGCCCCACCCGTCAGCCAAGCTTTTCCAGAATACGTATGAACCGACGGCGGCCAAGCCTAGCCGCAAATCTAAATATCCGAGCAGACTGAGAGCCCATATTGAAAAAGCGACGATCTCAATAACGACACCAACGGCAATCGAAAATGTCATCGCTGTTTCTCCAGCGCCTCGATGCGCGTCTCTGCTCTGCTGACCCGACGTTCAAGCGCGGTCACCACCACCATCACGATCACCCACGCCAGCCCGAATCCACCCCCGACCAGCCAATCGCGCATGGAGACTCCTTGGAGGGAAAGCCGCCGGGGGCGCGGCGGCTTAATTACAGAATAGTGTTTCATCGAACGTCTTCATTTCACAGCGCCCGGATGGTGGTCGAAGGCGACCACCCGGCCCTGAGACGCCGAGCGCGAGGCCGAAGCGCTCACGCTTTTGGGCCGGTTCCCGTACCCTTGGCCTCCCGTTCTGCGATACCTGCTGCAAAGTTGACGCAATGCACGGCGAAATACTCCCGCCGATGCTCCGGACAAAGCTTCCACGCGCCACGTATCAGGTCGAAAATATCTGGTTCCCCCACGCGCGCCTCCTGCCCTGCCGGCGTGCTGGATTGAGTAGCCCCGGATGTAGCCGATAACGGGCTGGCGATGTGCACGCCCGCGGTGACCTCAGGCACCGACACTTTTCCACCGCTCCGCTCGGCGACCAGGAATTGTGCGAGTTCTCCCACGGGCACGTCATAAATTTGCGCCAATCCCCACAACACGCCTGCGTCCGGCGCCATGACCGTGCCCTTCTCGTACTCCGACAGGGTTGAGCGATCGAGCTGCAGCCCATATTTCACCGCCAAGCGATTCGCAACGTGCTCCTGGCTCCGCTTCTTGTTCCCAATCTTCACGGCCTCTCGAAGCGCTTTGAGCCGGGCACCAAAACGGGGAACGACCACGGGACGGGGCGCGCCTGAATTTTTTCGACGGCTAACCATGTGTTAACGCAGAGGTTAGCGTGTCTGGTCGCGCGATAGACCACAACAGGCCCAAAAAGTCGTTGACACGTCCACGACTGAGGCGTAATCTCGTGCCGTATGCCACGAAACACTCACCCGCGACCGCGCTACAACGCGCGTCTCCTTGCCGAAGACATGGGGGCGCGCGGCTGGCAAGCCAAAGACATCGCGCGCATCGCTAACGTGTCCTCCCGGCAGGTTTCCCGTTTTCTCTGCGGCGATGTGCAGACCGCAAAGATGGCGAGGGTGCTTGCCGGCGCGCTGGGCCGGTCCCCGGCCCGCTACTTGATCCGCACGGTTCAGCCGGAGCCAGTTCGATGAGCGCCCTTCCTAATTCGAGCAACAGGATGCTGCGGGCTGACTCATCAACGCCACGCAATAACGTCGGGAATACAGGGTCAATCGTGATCAAGACGCATGAGGATGAGTCCCCGCTCGGTCAATTGGATCTCGCCTCGGCCATCTCGATCGCGCTCGATCGGGCGGGTATCTCGCACAAGGCGGCGGCGCTCACGATGGGCATCGACCCCGCGCAGTGGTCGCGGCAGTTGCATGGCGACGGGCATATCAGCTTTCAGCGTCTGCAGAAGTTGTCGGCGGAGTTCTGGCGTGAGTTCCTCCCGTTACTCGCAAGCCCCTTGCAACTGACGATGAGCCACCAGGATTTCGCCGACTTCGCGATGTTGAAGATCGCCGCGCTCGTGCAGGAGATCGGCACCTACGTCATTCAGGTGCGGGCGCAGCAAAGGCGGGTGGCATGAGCGAGCTGCGCTGTTCTGGATGCGACATGCCATTAGGCCGAAACGCCAATCGTTTTTGTCGCGCGTGTTGGAAGCGACACGTTGCTTCTGCCGCAACTGGCGGCTTGACGGTCGAGCGCACCTGTGAACGTTGCAGTGCTCCCTTCATGGTGAAGCCGTATCGGATACCGCGCGGCGAGGCCAAGTATTGCAGCGTGAATTGCTATTGGATGGCGCTGCGCGAAGTGTCCGCAGCGGTAGTGATTGCCCAGCGGGCATGCACGCGGTGCGGTGTAACCAAATCCGTCGCCGACTTTTACAGCACGTACTCAAAGCTACGGATCAAGCGGCCACTTTCTTGGTGCAAGGCCTGCGTGTGCGCATTCCGGCGTGTCCGGCAGCGCGAACTGTCTTTGCCGGCTGATATTCATGATCGGCTTCGTGCGGGGATGTGTGTTTCAGAGACGGGTTGTTGGGAGTGGCTCGGCGTCATCCATCCACATGGGTATGGATCGATCACTGTCATAGGCCGAGTATCACTTGTTCATCGTGTGTCCTACGCGGCGTTCATCGGTCCGTTGATTCCAGGCCTGCAGGTGGATCACTTATGCGCGAACAGACGTTGCATCAACCCGAATCATCTGGAGCAAGTGACGGCGGCAATCAACACCAGGAGAGCGGTGGCGCGCCGGCGAAATGCCGCTGCTCTGAGCATTCAGTGCTCATGATCACCGAACTGGCTGCGCTGCTGCGCACCTCGCGTCGCACGCTGGAGCGCCGGCTGAAGGCGGGGGATGACCTCCCGCCGCAGCTCCCGGCGATCGACAAGCGGCCGCGGTGGACGCGCGCCGCGGTAGACGCCTGGCTCGCGCGGCCGGCCCATGTCGCGACCTTCGGCCGCAAGCGAGGCTGGCGATGATTGGCTATATGACGGTGACGCGCATGTTGCGCCACGACACAAAAGTTGAGGTCTCTACTGTGGATCGTCATCCTGACGATCATGTCATCCGGATCGACGATGACGGGACCTATTTGACGTTCCATCTAAATGCTGATACCGCCGACGTTGCGGACCGCATTGCCGCGGCGTTCACCAAGGCTGCCGCCGGAGCGCGTGCCGCGAAGGCCGCCGAGGTGCTGGCATGAAGGTGCTCCTCACGGCGTGGTGGCAGCAGGTCACCGGCTACCGCATGGCCGTGAGCACGGCCTACAGCAAGGGCTACAACGACGGCTTCCTCAAAGGGCTCGCCGCTGGTCAGCGCACGGCACGGGCGATGGCCTTTATCGACGGCTTCAATGAGGGGCGCGAATCCACGCGCGACATCCCGCTCGACACCGGCAACGTGGACACCTTTGAAGACGATGACGATGGAGGGTGGACATGTTCGCACTGATTGCCATTGGGGCCCTCGGGGCCCTGTTGCTCTCGCTGCTCGTGTGGGCGCTCGTCTACGCCAGCGGCGCGGTCTCCACGGCCGTCTACGAAGGAGATGCCGAACGTGACGATCACGAATTGGCGCTGTCTGCTCAAAGGGCACGACGACGTGAAGCTGACGCGGCACGGGCGGCTGGCGGTGCAGTGCCGGCGCTGTCTGCGCGTGAGCAAGGGCCTCGCGATCCGGCCATCGGCGTCGATCAGGCCAGAGCCGAAGTGCGCGCGCGCATCCACCGCTACAACAACCGCGAGGTGAGATAGCCGTGCCGAAGTGGTCGTGGTGTTCGGCGTGCGAACTGTTCTTCCCGTGGCGCTGGGATGTGACGCACTGCCCATGCTGCCACGAGCTGATGAAGGACGAGGAATCCGATGCGCGGCCTTGACGACTACCTCACCCGCGAGCGCGATGACAGCTTCGACGATCGTGAGGATGTGTGCCCAGACTGCGGCTGGCGCGAGTGCCTGTGCCGCATCAATACGAGGGGTTATTCGATGAAGACGGTCAGCTTCGACGGCGCCTGTCCATTTCTTTTGTGCGTGACGCAGGAGCCGCACGAACATCCCGTGTGCGAGACCTGTAACGCGATGAATTTCGGCAATCTGTCCTGTGATGACTGTCGGCGCTGGCGTCCGGCATATGAGAAGCAGGTAATCCAGCCCGCATTGCGAGAACTACGCAAGGAGATTCGATAGATGGCGAAGCGACGACCGAACCCCGAGCAGCAGACCAGCGACCGCAGCACCGTGGCGGGCTGTGCGCAGATTCTCGGCCCGCTGGCCACGCGCTACCCCGCACAGCTTGATGCGGCGTTGACGCTACTGCGCGCCTTTGCCGCCAGCAAGGTGGAACTGCCGGCAAAGCGCAAGGTCACGAAAGCGAAACAGTCCTTCGACGATGTGCTCGCGGCTGAAGCCGATGTGGCCATCATGCGGGGATAGTTCATGTCTGCGGCAGCGTGGACGGTGACACGCCTGCGTTTCTGCTCACGGACGTTGGGTTGTGCCGGGTCATGACCGGAGCGAGCAACAGCAACGGACGCAGCTTCTGGCAATCGGAATCTGACAACGCGTGAGGCGGTCCGATCGTCACGGGAGAGCCGGGTCAGTACCGGCCCGCAGACTTCAGATAGGAGCATGCACATGGAAGCGGTTCGAGACATCAGCACGCGCGCGCAGCAGACCGGCCTCGTGCGCGCCCTGCCGCAGCCGGAGGCGCTACAGCCGGCCGCGCCGAGCGCCGTGCAGTTCACCGAAGAGCAGGTCGCGCTCATCAAGCGAACGATCGCCAAGGGCGCGACGGACGACGAGTTCAAGTTGTTTCTGTGGCAGTGCAAGCGCACGCGACTGGACCCATTCGCGCGTCAGATTTTCGCGGTGAAAAGATGGGACCGCGAGCAGAGCCGCGAGGTGATGCAGACACAGATCAGCATCGATGGCCTCCGTCTTGTGGCCGAGCGCACCGGCGAGTATCGCGGCCAGACGCCGGCCCAGTGGTGCGGCCCCGATGGCGCATGGACCGATGTGTGGCTCAACAAAGAGCCGCCGACGGCCGCGCGCATCGGCGTCCACCGTCAGGGCTTCGTCGAGCCGGTGTATGCGGTGGCGCGCTACGACGCCTACGTGCAGACGAAGAAGGGCGGCGAGCCCAACTCGATGTGGTCGAAGATGCCGGACAACCAGCTCGCCAAATGCGCCGAGGCGCTAGCGCTGCGCAAGGCGTTCCCGCAGGAACTGAGCGGCCTCTACACCGGCGACGAGATGGCACAGGCGGGCTCCGATCTCGTGAACACCAACACCGGCGAAGTGGTGAACGATGACGGTGCGCTGCGCGTCGTGCACGTCGAGCCCTTCACCGGCAAGACGAAAACCGGCCGCGACTTTTCGTGCTGGGATGTCGCTTTCAGCGACGGGCGCACCGCGCGCACGTTCTCCCGCACGATGGGCGAGGACGCGATGGCCTGCTGCGAGGATCGAACGCCCGTCGAGGCCGTAACGGCGACCGCGAAGAGCGGCAAGTTCCTCGACCTTATGGAGCTGCATGCGGTGCTCGATGTCGCGCCGGAGCCGGGATCATTCGATGGCCCGCAGGACGGAGAGGAGCAGCCGTTCTAATGGCCTTCGTCATCACCGACATCGAGACGGCGCCGCTGCAGGACGTGGATGTGTGGCTGCCTGAATTCAAGCCGGCCGGCAACATCAAGGACGCGGAGAAACGCGCGGCCAACGTCGCCGAGAAGCGCGAGAAAGCGATCAGCGAGGCGGCTCTCGATGCGGACCTCTGCCGAATCGTGGCACTCGGCGCATGGTGGCCAGATGATCCGCACCCCACGATCTACCTCTGTGGCACTGAGGACGAGGAACGCGAAGCGCTGCGTGAATTCTGGGAGATCTGGACGCTCGAAAAGCGTCGGAACCTCAATCTCCAGTTAACGGGATACAACGTCCTATCTTTCGACATCGTCGTGATGCTCCGTCGCTCGCTCTATCTCGGCGTGAAGGCTCCCGTGTTGCACCGCGGCCGCTATCGCCATGATGACGTGTGCGATCTCTGGTCGCTGCTGTCGGAAGACGGCACGCTGCCGTGGCGCACGCTGTCTTACTACCACAAGCGTCTCGGCTGTCCGCCTGTCGCTGACACCATCACGGGGGCCGACGTTCCGGCCTGTGTGGCCCGCGGGGAGTGGGACAAGGTCAGAGCTCACCTGCTGGCCGATCTCGTTCGCACGAGGGACGTGGCGCGGCGTATGGGAGTGCTCGCACAGGAGACGGTCCATGCCGCATGAAACGCCGTATACGGTCTGCACGCCCAGCGGCCAGGAGCTGGCTCGCTTCGCGCTCTCGATGCACGTGCCGGTCTTTTGCGCGCAGGTACTGGAGGCCTATGGGGAGCTGCGGCTGCACTGTGCGTGCAATTGGTTGGAGGCCGCGAGCGTGTGTGCGGACGAGGGCGAGATGGACTTCGTGATCACGGCGGGTGTGTTCGGCGAGCCGTGCTTCACGCGCGTCCTGACGTCCGCGGCGACGCCCGCGCACCATCCGGTGTAGGCGATGGCCATCGACGCGTCCACGTTTCAGTTCGGCAGCGTCCTGGTGACGGTGCAGCGGTTCAGCAGCGGCGCGGTAAACGTGCGCCTCACGGATAGCGAAGGCAAGCACGGCGGCTGGTCGATGCACGACCCGGAGGCGGCGAAGGAGTTCCTCGCGGAGTTGTGTCGGCTGACGCTGGGCCAGCAGCACGGACGGTTTGAGTTTTGAGTGTGAGCTTCTTCGGTCGCGACATGAACGAGGACGAATCCGGCGCAAGAGTCGCGTGGAGTAGGCCGGCGGGAGTGCTGACGCGGAAAGGGCGGCGCGAGAAAGCCTGGGGCCAGTAGAGCACAGAACGGCTTGACAGGGCGGAGAGACGCCCATCGCCAGCGCTGAGTGACCGGCGCGATACAAAGCGGGTCACGGTTCGCCGTTCCCTCACGGCGCGACAAGGGCGGGCCTCTTCCAGGCCCGTGCCGGTCCGACTAAGGGGCAGACAGGATTGGTGGCTTGTGTGCGGGTGCAATTCCCGCACGCGCGGCGTGAGACCCCGCGCTCCTCCCCGGCGACGCACAGTCAAGAACGCACCAGCGGGCCTGCTACGGCCGCCCGCCTCGCGAGAAGCCCCTAACGCTGCGGGGCAGTCGGCAAGAAAGCAGCGGGTATACGTGACCCATCGTCTCACCCGGGGCCTCCGTGGCGCCGCCTTTTGCGCAGGGCTTTTGCGCGAACAGGGAATATGCGAAAAGCCACGCTTGTACGGTTTTCTGATCTGTACAGAGTTCAAGTACGGAGCGAAGTACACACCATCGGTACTCGTGAGGTACAGGCGGGCATGCCGGAGACACGACGGGAGCGCGATGCAGTCCTCGAGGCACGGTTCGAACGGTTCTGGGCCGCGTATCCCCGGAAGGACGCCAAGTTCCGCGCCCTTGCGGTCTGGCGGTGGTTAGCGCCAAGCGAGGATCTGCTTGGCCGCATGTTGAGGACACTCGAATGGCAACGCCGGGATCGCCAGTGGCTGGAAGACGGGGGGTATTGGGTGCCGTACGCGAGGGCGTGGCTCGCGGGACGCCGCTGGGAGGACGAACCGTTCGAGCCGCAGAGCGCGATGGCGCGGCGATCGCCCGGCCCCCAGACGCGCACGCAGCGCGTCGAGGCACGCAATCAGGAGACGCTGCGGCGGTTCCTGGCCCGCGAACGTGGCGAGGAGCCGTAGCGGCGATGTTGACGGGGCTGGCGGCGGCCAAGAACGAAGATCTCGGCGAGGTGCGGCTCACGGCCTACGTCGAGGCGCTGGGCGGCCTGGAGCTCGATGCGGTGCGTCTGGGGTGCCAGCGGGCCTTACGGGAGAGCACGTTCTTTCCGCAGGCCAGCGAGTTGTATCAGTGGGCGTCGTGGGAGTGGGGGCGGCGGTGGCGCGAGCGGTGTCCGCATCACCCCACGTGCGGCACGCCGACGCGATGTGAGTTGGAACGAGAAAGGGAGCGGCGAAGATGAAGATCTACTGCTTTTGCAATACCCCGCCGAATCGCGACGAATGGTATGTGGTCATGGCGATCGCCGAAGACGGTCACTGCTTGGCGTCGCATGTCTGTAGCGGCCCGGCGTTCTTCAAGGGCGATATCGGCTTCGATGAAGACAATGATTGGAGTGGCAAGCGCGAGCTTTTCGAGGCGCATTGTCCGGATGGATTCGAGTGCGAATGGGTGGACAATCCGCGCGCGCACGAAGGGCTCGCTGCGGCCTTCGCGAAGAATCAACAGCTTCCAAAGAATCAGCCGGCCAACGCGTGACCTTCCATCTGTCCTGCGTGCCGCCGACCTCATCGCATCATGCGAAGACGATCGTGCGTGTGCGCGGCTTCGCACGGATGGCGGACAAGCCGGCGCTGGTCGCGGCCAAAGAGATGCTCGACGTGCTGCTGTTGCCGCATCGGCCGGCAGCGCCGCTCGAAGGGCCACTGACGCTGGCGCTCACGTTCACATGGCCGTGGGCCAAGAGCGCGACGAAGAAGCTGCGGGCGCTGGGGCGGGCCCCACGGGCCTCGCGGCCCGATGCGTCAAATCTCGCAAAAACGACTGAAGATAGGCTGGTCGCCATGCGGTTCTTGCAGGATGACGGGCAGGTGGTGCGGCTGGTGGTCGAGAAGTACTGGGGCGACGAGGCCGGCATCACGGTGTCGATCGAGCCGTGGCGGTAGTGGAGAGCGCCGAGCAGGCGCTGGAGGCGATGCGATGAGTGATATTCAAACACTGCGACCGACGCACGTGGAGCTTCTCACCGAGATTGAACGGCTCAAGGGAGAGTTGGAACGCGAGCAGATTCGGCTGGCAGCATGCACCGCGGCCGCCCTGGGCAACACCGAGAGCGCCTGCGCGCAGCGGTTGGCACCTGACCACCCGTACTACTCCGCGAGCTACGGCGATGTGTGCCGGGCTGTCGATCGAGAGATGGCTTACCGCGAGGAACTGGAGATGCGAGTGCGTGAGGCGTGGGAGGCCGGCTTCGCGCTCTGCCGGTCCTACGGCGACAACCATGCGCACTTCGAAGGCGAGCAGAAAGAGCGCAAGTGGCGCCTGTTCCTGGATCAGCGACCATGCACACCTACGAAGTCGGCCCCCTGAGGCGCGCGGTGCGGGGGTGGGCGCGGGCGAAGCGTCTGGCGCAGACCGAGGCGGTGGCGCGGGACGTGGCGGTGAGCATCTGGACGGTGACCCGCCGGGGGACGGTGCGCACGCTGACGGTGACGGTGTTCCCCGATGGCAGTGTGGCGCGGCCCCCGGTGCTGCATCGGACGCCGCGGGGGTTTGGGCTGTAATGCAGACGAGAGGAGAATAGGCGAATGGCGGAGAACATCGAGCACGTCGTGAATCGAAACGGGTGGCCTGCGGGGCCGTGGGATGCGGAGCCTGAGAATCGCGTGGAGTGGCGCCACGAGGGCGTGCCTTGCCTGTTGGTACGCCATCCGCACCATGGCCACTGGTGCGGGTATGCCGCCGTTGAGCCGGGGCATCCGTGGCACGGCAAGGGCTACGACGATGTGCCGGTCGATGTCCACGGTGGTCTGACGTATGCGGACAAGTGCGGTGCCATTCCGGCGGTCTGCCATCTGCCCCAGCCCGGCGAGCCGGATGATGTGTGGTGGCTCGGGTTTGACTGCGCCCATGCGTACGACCTGTCGCCCGGCACGCAGCGGTATGGCGCTGTGTCAGACGTCTATCGTGACCGGCGCTATGTGCAGCAGCAGACGGAGGCGCTCGCCGACCAAGTGATTGCGATGCGCACGCTCGCCGCTGCGTCAATTGACACTGATCGTGGAGAGGTGCAGACTACAGCGGTCCGGCTTGAGTGAGCCGTGCCGCGCCCTGCGTTGTGTAGCGGGGTCGCGTCCCGCATCCGCATCTCCACGAGGCAATGCGGGTGCGTTGAAGCGGCTGGAGTGTCGTGCGGATGGCGTTTTTGCCCTCAGGGTGACTCGCCGGGGCCGCAAGGACGCCAGCCACTTGAGCGCACCTGTAGGCTCCTGCGGGCTACACGGTCCCCGCGCGCGTCGCTTCGGTTCCCCGCGCTGCGGGCCGCACGGACCACACCGATCAGCTGAGACAGACCTCATGAGTGCGCACTTAGATCACATTGGACGGCGGCTCCTGCGCTCCGCCCGTAAAGACCGGCAGTGTTGGTGCCGACGTCATCCACTGAGGCGGCGCCCACCACTCAGCAGGTTCTACGTGCGCTGGCAAACTCATGGAAACATCGCAACAGTGGCAATAGCAGAGGGTTATGTCACTCGGAGGGAACCTACGGAGGGTGGACATGCCTGAGTCTTCTCCCAACACGGCCCGTTCTACAGGAGCGCAGGCCACAGACCGCACGTATACGGCTGACGAGGTGCGCGAACTGATGGCCGCTGCGTGGTTCGAAGGGCGCGCGGCCGCGGCTGACATCGGGGAGCTGCTTCGCCGGTGTGACCGCGATGTGGATGGCATCCTCGCCGCGCACGAGGGCGACCGTGGCTGACGACCAGCCCCGCATCGAACGCGCCAAGCCGGTCGGCCGCCCGCCCCTCACCCTCCCCGACCGCCTCACCGTCCACGCGCTCCACGCCCGCGGCTACAGCGATGCGCAGATCGCTCGCGCCCTCAACCTCCAGCCGTCCCAGTGCCGTAGCGCCCTGGACGACGCCCGCGCCGTGCTCGAAGCCAGCGCCGTCGCCCTCGTCACCGACTACCTCACCGCCTCCGATATCGCCGCCAGAAAGGGCGACCACCGCCCCGCCCGCGATATGCTCGACCGCCTCCACGTCACCGAGCCTACCCCCGTCGAACAGACCACCGTGGGCATCGCCGTCCAAATCAGCGGCTTCACCCTGCCAGGCCTCCCCGTGCAGCTCCAGAACAGCCAGCTGCCGCAGGGCGCACCAGCCCCAGCCATCGACGTGGTCGCAACCAACGCGCGCAGTACGGAGACCAACGAATGAAGCGACCGCGAACGCTGAGCGCACGGTGGTCCAAAGCACGCGAGCATGGTGTCAGCCGCATCAATGGTCAACAAGGCGACATCCTTTACGAATGGGGCGATGGCGTGGGTCATGCCGATGGTCACCTTCTGCACTACGCCCTTGGCTGTGAACGCATGCGGCTCGCCTCCAGCGCCGAACAGGCCGCTTCGGGACTCGTATGGGACTTCGCCCCGAGCTTCTTGCAGGAGCTGCACGACCGCGGCTATGACCTCACCACGCTCAGGTTCAGCATCCAGAAGCGGCAGTCTGTAACTGCAACAGATACTGATTCAAGGCCCGCCTCCCCGAGCGCTCCCCATGCCCACTCCGACTAACTGCCGTCGCGTTACAGTCTGGCGGCCTGTCGTGACCTCTGTGCGCAGGGCTGAGCCACGGCTGGTAATCGAGGAGCCGCTGGACGATAGCCCGACACCTTCGCCAGCGAAACCGCAGGCTCCAAGCGAAACACAGCCGGAACAGGCCGAATCACCCCTCGGGTCGCATAAGACACGTTATGTTAACTCACAAGATGCAGGCAAGTGCTGATGCTGCAACAGCTTAGCGATGACACATACACCAACGCTGGTTATGTTAACTGTGTCGGTGGTTCGACAATGCGCAGAGATGCGCGGGAGTGGCGAGCCCCGATCGCCCAGCGCCAGCCGAAGGGGCCAGGCCGGCGCGCGACCCGGACCAGGGGCCCCGGCCCTCGAGCACGGGCCCGGAGTGCCTGTAATTTTTTGTTCTACACAGAGACAGTCAGCTAGCTGAGCTATAGGAGAGCCCATGATTCGTATCGCCCCGAGTCCGACTGCCGATACCCGCACCTGTGATTTCACGAAGGTCACGAAGGAAACGCTGCTGGCAAGTTCTGAGCAGCACATCCGTGATGTCCGTGCCGCGCTGCAGTGGTTCGGCGCGGAACTGCACAAGGCGGCTAGGAATCACGATCCCGACAAGATCACGGACATCGACGGCTTCCACCGCGACTTTGTGACGGGGTTCACGCGCACGGAATGGTGGGACGCGCATCGTAAGCTGAACCGCCATCATCTGCAGCAGGGGGATGGCATCCCGGCTGATGTAAACCTCATCGACGTGCTCGACTTCATCGCCGACTGTGTGATGGCGGGCATGGCGCGCAGCGGCAGCGTCTACCCGCTTGCGCTCCCGCCCGAGTTGCTGGAGCGCGCGTTCCAGAACACCGTTGAAATGCTCAAGGCGCAGGTGGTGGTGGAACGTGAGTCGGTCACGGCCTGATGCCCCTGACGCCTGGGCGGGTGGATCGGCGGGTGGCGGTGACGCGGAGTGTGGCGCTGGAGCCGGAGGCGGGGCGCGAGGTGGTGGCGACGCGGACGGGGCTGGTGCTGGTGACGCGGGAGGCGCGGTGGACGTGGTATCGGTGGATGCTGGCGGGGGAGCTGTGGTCGGTGGTGGTGGAGCGGCCGCGGACGCAGGCGCAGGCGCAGCGGGAGGGGGCGCGGCTGTATCGGGCGGCCCGGGAGCGGTGGAGACAACGCCGGTAGGGGCCGTGTTTCGCGTGGGGGCGCAAACCTGTGCGGGCTGCGCGAGCGAGGAGATCGTCCTTGGCTTCGTCGCTGGCCGCTGGCTGTGCGCGTGGTGCCGAGTGGCTGAACGGATGAGGAAGCGATGACTGACGAGGAGCTGCAGGCGATTCGGGCACGGCATCAGCATGACCACGTCGAGGATGGTGGGGTCGCCTGTCCGTGGTGCGAGCAGGACGTGCCCGCGCTCCTCGCCGAAGTCGAACGGCTCAAGGCCGCGCTGACGACGGCCTACAACGAAGGCTGGGAATCCTGCTGCGATCGTGCGCTCGCGACGATGCCGGAACGCGAAGAAGCGCGACGGGACGCGACGATCACCGCAATTCTGAACGGCTCATGAGCACGGGATTCCTCGAGGGCGGCGAGGTGCGCATCAACGGCAAGGTCGTCTACCAGCCGTTCGCGAAGCAGGTCGCCTATCACAACAGCCCGGCGCTGTATCCGCTCTACGGCGGCTCGAAGGGCTGCGGCAAGTCCAAGGCGCTCCGCTGGGATCACTACCTGCCGTCGCTCGCCGTCCCCGGGATGAAGTCGCTCATCCTGCGGCGCAAGTTGGTGGACCTGCAGCGCTCACATCTCCGATTCGTCCCTGAGGAGGCGCAGCTCGTCGGCGCGCGCTGGGTCCCGTCCGATGTCGGTGCCGGCGTGCTCTACTTCCCCAACAAAGCGCTCATCGAATTCGGCCACTGCCAGCACGAGCAGGACATCGAGCAGTATCTGTCGGCGGAGTACGACCGCGAATCGTTCGACGAAATCGTGACCTTCACCGAGTATCAATACCTGATGATCGGCTCGTGCTGCCGCACGACCATCCCGGGCCTCATCCCGCGGATCGGCGGCGCCACGAATCCCGGCGGCAAGGCCGCGCTCTGGGTCAAGCGCCGGTGGATCACGAAGGACCTGACGGTCGATGACGACGAGGACTATCGGCCCGAGGATTACCACTACGTGCCGGCGCTGCCGACCGACAACCCGCACCTGAACTGGGCGCAGTACATGCGCCAGTTGAACCGCCTGCCGCCCGAAATGCGCCGCGCCTACCGCGATGGCGATTGGGACATTTTCATCGGCCAATTCTTCCCCGAGTTCCGCCGCAACCCGCGCCCCGACAAGGACGGCGTGCTGCAGCCGGCGCACGTCAGGGAATTCGACTACGCGCCCAAGGACTGGCCGCGCTACGGCGGCCTCGACTGGGGCTACAGCAGCGAGGGCGCCTATCTTTGGGTCGTGCAGCACCCCGACGGGTTCCTGGAAGTCGAGGACGAATACATCTTCAACGGTCCGCGCCGCGACAAGCAGATCGCCAAGGAGGTCGCGCAGGAGATCGTCCGCCGCAACGTGGCGCGCGGCATCCGTGTCCGCCGCACCTACGCCGATCCGTCGATGGACGAGAAGCGTGGCCACGAGACGCACGAAAGCTACTTCGACACGTTCCGCAAGCACGGTGTCCCGCTCGAACGCGGCGACAATGATCGCGTGCAGGGCCTCGCCCGCATGCGCGCGTGGCTGCGGAATCGTCCCGATGGCCAGCCGTTCTTGCGCGTGCATCCACGGTGCACGTACCTGATTCGCACCTTCGGCGAGGTCGTGATGGATGAACAGGAACCGGAAGACATGGACAGTGACGGTCCCGATCACGCGCTCGATGCGCTCCGCTACGTGGTGGCCGCGCGGCCGCAAGCGCCGGGGGCGCCGGCGCCGGTCGCCTACCCCGCGGGATCGGCCGGCGCGCTCAAGCAGCAGATCATGGCCGCCGAACACGGCCGGCGCGTGCTGGGGAGCGAGTCGGTTCGCCGGCGGCCGTACGCGTACTGAAGAACATACCAACCGGTCAGTATGGAGCGTAGAATGAGCGATATGGCCGAGCAGGTCACGCATGACCAGATCGACGCGCTGATCGCCTCGCTGGGTGATTTCAGTACGGAGCCGCCGCCCTGTGTGCCCGCGATGCGCGCGCGGTTCAACGACAGGATGCGCGGCAAGGGCGTGGCGGGTTTGCCCGCGTACTTTGAAGCCACTCCGGAAGAGATCGACGCCTATCGCGATTGGCGCTGGCCGAATGGATGCGCGTGGGTGATCACGGGGCCCGACGGCCATCACGGCATTCCGTTCAAGGGCGTGCCGCTCACGCTCGCCGACGGGAAGGAATACCTCTGATGATGGACATGGCCCCGCCCGCGCCGCCCTCCCCGCCGCCACCCACGGCCCCACCGCCCGAAATGCCGCGCGACATGCTCGCGAAGTGGTGGGCGCGCATCGAGGCTAGCGACCAGGCGATCACCACCTACAAGGCCGAGTGGCAGAAAAACATCGCCGCCTACATGGGCAAGGTGCTCGACGCCCTCCCGAAAGACCATTTTGTCAACGTCCCGCTGGAGTTTGCCTACGTCGAATTGAAAAAGGCGCAGCTCGCCTTTCAGGTGCCCGAGTTCTACCTCAAGCCGATGCTCCCCGGGCTGGAGGCGGCCGTCCCGGTGTTTCAGGGCGCCGTCAATCACGAACTCGGCCCCGACGGCGCGGACCTGAAGACCACGATCGACGAAGCGACGACGGACGCGCTCACCTGCTCCATTGCCGGCACCGAGATCGGCTACACCTGCGACCTCCGCACGCGGCAGGTGCCCGTCATGCAGCCAGGGCCGCCCGACCCGATGACCGGCGCGCCGGGACCGCCGACGCCGGCGGTCGATCCCCTCACGGGCCAGCCGCAGCTGCAGGACGAGCAGTACTGTGCCCATGAGGAGTACTTCTGGACGCGCTTCCCCGTCGAAGATCTCCTCATCCCGACGGACTTCACGAAAAGCGACTTCGACAAGGCGCCGTGGCTGGGCGTCCGCTTCACGCAGGACCTCGCGTCGGCGAAGGTCCAGTACGACCTGCCGCCGGACTTCGGTGCCACCATCAGCCAGCCGCGCGAAACGCTGTCGTCGGCCGAGCGGCCCGATCCGGGCCAGCCGACCTACCTCGAAGTCGAGATTCTTCGCATCTGGTATCAGACGAAAATCTTCGAGCCGGATTCAGACGCGCTGCCCGGCCAGTACTCGCGGCTGGTACTGATCAAGGGCTTGCGCGATCGCCCCGCGAAGTGGGAGCGCTCGCCGTACCAGCAGGTCGGCCCCGACGGCAAACTGACCGGCATGAAGGGCAACCCGATTCACCCGCTGACGCTGCGCTTTCTGCCGGGCAGCGCCTACCCCGTCGGCGATGTCTCGATCGCGCGGCCGATCAGCGCCGAGTTGAGCATCGGCCGTACGCAAATGATCCAGTTCCGCGATCGTGCGCTACCGATGCGGTTACTGAACCGTGACGCCATCGACATCGAGACACGCGATAAGATCGTCAACGGCGAGATCATGGCGAACGTCACCGTGGACGGCAAGCCGAGCGAGGTCGCCTCGATGCTGGCCCTCCCGCAGATGCCGCGCGAAACCACGACCACGAACGACATGGTCATGCATGACTTTCAGCGGACGTGGGCCGTCGGCGCGACCCCTGGCGGCATCGTCGAACCCGAGGCGCGGACCGCAACCGAGGTGCAAAACGCACAAGGCACTGCGGATGTCCGCCTCGATGCCGAGCGCACGCGCATCCTGAACTGGCTGTGTAAAGGCGCGCGGAAATTCGGGGCACTGTTGCAGCAGTTCAAGGACACGAAGGGCTACGCGGAGATCGTCGGCCCGGACGGCGTCAAGGCGCTCCAGGCGTGGGACATGCACGCGATTCAGGGCGAGTACGCCTTCAAGGCCAAGCCCGATAGCGCGCTCCGCGTCGATGCCGATGTCGAGCGCAAGCAATCGCTCGCGCTCTACAACTTGCTGGGCAAGGATCCGAACGTCAACCGTGTCGAACTGCTGAAATCCGTCCTGCAGAAGCACAATCTGGACCCGAACAAGATCGTGGTGCAAACGCCGCCGTCGCAGCCGCACCCGGATGCGCTGAAGATCTCGCTGTCCATCAAGGCCGACGAACTGGGCAATCCGATGGTGCTGGCGATCTTGCAGCAGCAGGGGATCGTGTTGCCGACAAAGGAAGAACTCGCTGGGATGCCGAGCGCACCACCGCAGCAGCCACCGCCAGGCCAGCAGCCCTCGCCGCCGCATCCCGGCGCGATGCCGCAGGCGTCTCCGATCAACCAGCACGCCCTCGACCAGCAAGTCGGGAAGGTGATGTAAATGGATTCCGCTCGCGAGATCATGTGGGCGTTGGCGACCGCAGCCGCGCCAATGTTCCCAACAGATATTCAGCGGGCGACGAAGCTGTGGGCTGGGACTCTGTATCTGGGGCTGATGCAGTTGGAGCGAGAGGGCCTTATTCAAAGCGAATGGTCTGAAACCGAAGGACACAAGAGACGGATATATCGCCTCACCGAAACAGGAGCGAGCGATGCCCGCGCAATACACCGCGATTCGTGACGAACTCGAAACCGAGAAGGGCATGGACGAGAACGAGGCCCAAGCCCACGCCGCCGCGATTTATAACGCGATGCCATCGCACAAAGGAGCGCCCGTCACGGGCAAAGCCGAGCCTCCGGCACATGCCGTGCATCAGCATCTCCGCAAGCACATGCGGCGCCACGCGCTGCTGAAACAGATGGGCACGAAGTCCTAAAGGAGATCGATCGCATGACTGACAAACAAACCGCCGCCGACCCGAAACCCCACACGCCGCCGCCGGCACATACGCCACCGCCGCCGCCTCCGGGCAAGCCGACGGACGCGCCGAAGGGGCCGCCGACGCCGAAGAACGTCATCAAAGAGGACGCGCCGCACACGATGCCCGCGCTGAAGACCAAGGCTGAACCCGAGGCGCCGATTCTGCCCGGCTATGAAGGCGACGGGACCGCCTACGACACGGTGATTCTCACGTCGAGCACGCTCGACCAGGGCACGCCGTTCCGCATCGCCAAGACACCGGAGCTGCCGCTCTCGCTCGCGCACGGCGGCGCGCGCTATCTGATTTCCAACCACGCGCAGAAGCTGTACGTATGGCAGGTGAAGTAGAAGAGCCGATCATCTACGTCCATCTAGTCGCGGGCGTCCTGTGCCCGTGCGGAGAACCAGCGTCGCGCCTGCCGAGCGGAGCTTACGAGTGCTCCATCTGCGGGCGCACGTTCACGCTGGAGCGCAAGCCGTGGGAGCCACCGAGGCCATGAACGACGAATTCAATCAACTGCGTGCGCCATACGACAGCAAGGTCCTTGGCCCTGATGGCAAGCCGTTCAAGTTGTTCGCGCCGGTGGAGTTTGATCGCGATTGTCCGCGCGGCGCGCTGTTCTTTGTGAAGAAAAACAAGCCCGGCGATGAAGGGCCGCCGCTGCAGGTTGTCGGCGTGGTGACGGATGTCGCATGGCCGAAGAAATGACCTGCCAGAAGTGCGGCCACGAAATGACCGTGTCCGATTGGCCGTGGTGCCCCCATGGCCGCGGCGTGACCAGCGCGATCGGCGATGAGTTCATTGGCGGCCGCATCTACGAAAATCTCGGCCATGAGGCCGTCTATATTGAGTCTCGGTCGCACCTGAAGCGCGAGCTGAAGGCGCGCGGGCTGGTCGAGATGGTGCGCCACGTCCCCGGCAGCCCTCACACCACCTCATGGGCGTCCGTCGATCTCGACGCCGCCAAGGCGCTGGCTGAGCGGCAGGCGCATACCAGAGCCACCAACAGCGAGCCAGAGCCCTCCGCCGCCACGGTGGCCGCCGTCAAGCGGGCATTCGAAGAGCTTCGCGCGCGGTAAAATCAGTAAATGTCCTGGGATTTGTCCGGTCTGTCCAATGTGCCCCCGGCGCGACTCCAAGAACTAGCGGTCGCTGCACAGCGAGACCATTCCCGTATGGTCGATCGCCTTGTCCGCTCAAATAGACTGGAAGCGCGACGGTTACGGGCCAGATGGCGTCGGCGCCACCCGACCCGTCGCGCCCCCTTGCTGCGGTTGTTCCTACGCGAAGCCCAAACCTCCTGACTAGTCAAAATATTGACCGTATAGCGCCATAGTCTTGACACTCTGCCAAACAGAGTGCATTATCCGGTCAGTCGCTTCATGGCTGACCTCGCGCCCGACACTGCTGCTGCTCCCCCGGCCTCGACCGAGTCTCCACCGGCTCCGTCCGCCCCGGCTACGCCGTCGCCTGCCGCCGCGCCTGCTCCGTCTGCCCCGAAGTCGATCGCTGACGAGACGGCCGCTGCCTTCCGCGCTGCCCGCGAGAAGACCGCGCCCGCGGGGTCGTCGCCCGCGGAACCCGACGGCACAGCTCCCGCCCAGGCCGCGAGAGTGCCTGCTGCTGCTGGCGAGGCCACACCGCCCGTTCGTGGACCGATCCCCTACGACCGCCATGAGGCGGTACTGACGCGGGCTCGGCGCGAGGCGCGAGAAGAGGCCGAGAAAGAACTCCGGGGAAAATTTGGCTGGGCAGAATCGCTCACGCCGGAGGATCAGGGCACCCTGCAATGGCTGCTGAAGGATCCTGCCGGCGCGATCGCGTATCTGCAGCAGAAGCATGCACGGACTCAGCCGGCGGCCCCGCCGGAGGATCCCGAGCCGCAGGCGGATGTCAGGCTGGAAGATGGCTCGACGTTCTTCTCGGCGGCGCAGCAAGCGAAGTGGGCCGAGTGGCGGGAACGGAAGCTCGAAGAGCGCATCAACGGCCGATTCGGGCCGATGTTGCAGGAGGCCGCGCTGAGCAAGCTCAACGCGCAGGCCACGAGCGAAGCGACGCAGCTCCGGCAGTACTACCACACCAATTTCCCGATGTTCAAAGAGCTCGAGTCCGACATCAAGGACTTGATGCTCAAGCACCCCTCCCTCTCTCCCGAGCACGCCTACACGCTGGTCTTTCGTGACAAGGGCCTCGCGAAGCAACGCGAAGCCTGGGAATCGGAACGCGCGGGTCAACTCGCACGCAAAGCGGCAGCGTCCGTCGCCCCTCCAGGCGCGGCGCAGCCGGGAACCCCGCGGCCGAATCGCGACAAGAGCACGCTCGAAATCACCCGAGAAGTCTTTGCGCGAAAGCGAGCAGCCGCGGGCTAAAGGAGCCCGCCCTTGGCCGACCCGAATTTAGGCGAACTCGCCGCAACGGTATTTGAGAATGTCGTCGCGCGCGACCCCGCTGACAACGTCTTTACTTCACAGCAGCTCCTCAACCTCCTGAAGTCCACCGGGGGCTTCGTCAAGGAGGATGGCGGCTCACAGATCGAAGAGCCGCTGATGTACTCCGAAAACACCACGATGAAATTCGTGGCGGAAATGGACACGCTGGATACGACGCGCATTCCGGTGTTCGATGCCGCGCGCTTCCCGTGGCGCATCGTCGGCGGCACGATCGTCTTCTCGCAGCTCGAAAAGGAACGCGCCAGCGGCGACCACCAGAAGATCGAACTGGTCGCAAAGAAGGTCGAGAACGGCAAGAGTTCGATGTGGGCGATGATCAACCGCGCCCTCTACGCGGACGGCACCGCCGCGAACAGCTTCGGCGGCCTCGCGCTGCTCGTGAGCAGCACGCCGACCACCGGCACCGTGGGCGGCATCAACCGCGCGAACTTCCCCTTCTGGCGCAACCGGCAGGTGTCCGGCGCGGGCACCGCGTTCTCGATTCTGCGCGCGTCGATGCGGACGATCTACAACTCGTCCTCGAAGGGCGCGGCGTCGGAACATCCCGACATCTTCATCTTCGATCAAGCCTCGTTCGAAGGCTACGAAGGCACGCTCACCACGAACGAGCGCTTCACCACCAAGGACAAGGGCGACGGCGGCTTTGCCTCCGACGCGCTGCTCTTCAAGGGCGCCAAGGTGACGTTCGATGAAGACATGCCGGCCGCCACGGGCTACGCGCTCCAGACGCGGAATCTCAAGTTCCGCTATCTGCAGTGGTGCAAGGCGTTCCCCGCGGTCGATCCCGCCAATCAGCTGATCGAGGTCACGAAGCTGATGACCATCGGCAACATGACCATCAACAACCCGCGCCGGCTCGGCGTGATCACGGCCATCGCGTAGGAAGGAGACGATCATGCCGAATTTCACCGCCGATCCTGAGGCGTATGCCTCGCAGCTCTTCTCGTCCAGCGCGACGCAGCAGGCGCAGCTGGGCCAGCGCGCCGTGACGAATGACGGCCGCGTGTTCCGCTACTGCCTGGCGGGCGCCGCCGACCTCGTCGTGGGCAACGTCATTCAGGCCCCGGCGCAGATCGCGAACCATCAGCAGTTGACGCCGGTCGCAGCCGCCATTGGGGCCACACAGATCACCGTGGCGCTGGGCGCGACGCTCGCGACGGCCAATCAGTACGCGGGTGGCTGGGCCATCATCGACACCACGCCGGGGCTCGGGTACGCCTATCCGATCCTGAGCCATCCGGCGGCGGCGCTCTCCACGTCGGTGGTGCTCACCTTGCCACCGGACAGCCCGATCCAGGTGGCGCTGACGACGTCGTCACGTGTCTCGCTGCAGGCCAATCCGTACAGCGGCGTGATTCAGGCGCCGATCACCACGCTCACCGGCGCGGTCGTCGGCGTGGCGTGCTATCCCATTACCGCGGCGCAGTACGGCTGGATTCAGGTCCAGGGTCCGGCGGCGGTGCTCATCGCGGGCACACCCGCGGTGGGTTCAGCGGTGGTCTCGCCGGGTTCTGCGGCCGGCGCGGTCGTCGTGGACGGTGCGGCGGCAGCCACCGAAGTCATCGGCGCCATGATGGTCACCGGCGTTGACGGGAAGGTTCAGGCGGTGCGGATCCGCATCAACTGACATGAGCGAGTACGACCGGGCGGACGAATTCCAGGGCAATCGCTGGCGTCGTCCGCCCAGTCGTCGAAAGGACTCCGATGCCGAAAGAGAAAGTGACCGACACGACCGAGACGAGCGAGCCGATCGCGCTGACGTTCGATCAGCGCCTGAGTCTGGCGCGCACCGGCCTGACCCTCGCTGACATCACGGAATACCAGAAGCTCGGATTCGACTACGAGCAGCTGTTGGAGATCGGCGCGGCCATGCAGGCGGCGAAAGTTGCCGGCGCGGGCGGCGGCGCGGCGGAAGTCGCGCAGGCGATGGCGAAGGCGCAGATTGAGGCCGCCGACTTCCTCGCTGATCGCGACCGTAAAGAACGCCACGGCCCGAACGTCTCCGTTTTCAATCCGAAGGGCGAGCGCGATCACCCGCGGCCCGATCTGGTGGGCGACATCTTCTACCTCGGCACGAAGCTCCACAAAGAGGAACTGACCGAGGCCGAGATTCACCTCCTGAACCTGCTGAAGCCCGGGCTCTATCACGGTGGCCAGTGGAAAGTGACGGACCAGGCGCAGGGCACCGGCGCGCGCAATCTCCTGATCTGGTTCCCGAACGAGGAGCATCACGATCGCGACAATCTGCCGCCGTCGATGGTGGCGATGCTCGAGGAAATGGTCGGCGCGACGGCGACGCCCGCGTTGGCGTGAGGCCCCGTGACGTTTCAACAACTGCAGGACGATTGTCTTGACGCCCTGGGCTATGCCGTGACCAGCGGCGCCCAGAGCGAAGCGCGCGTCCGCATCAAGCGCGGGCTGAACGCGTGGCACCGGCGGCTGCTCACGCGCCCGGGCTACGCGCGCCTGCTGCGCGACTACCAGCAGACGCTGACAACGGTCGCGGCAACCTCGACCTACGGCTTCAGTGAACCCATGGGGCGCCTGAGCGGGATGTACGACATCACCAACCGCTGGCCGCTCGATCGCAAAGAGCTGTCCTGGCTGCGCACGCAGGATTCCGCTGTCGCGACCAGCGGCAACCCTCGCGCGTACGTACCGCTGGGGTGGTTCCCGGTCGCGCAGCATCCGACGAGCGCCGCCGCGGTCTTCGCCGCCTCCAGCGCCGCGGATACGACACAGCTCGCCTGGGATTTTCTGCTGAGCGACAACACGCGCATCTCGGGCGTCACGGCGCTGAACGGCACGACCGCCGTGCAACTCGGATCGGCCTCTACCGTGGTGCAGGTCCTCGCGCTCACGTATCAGGCACCGAGCACTGGCCTGACGATCACGATCCGCATGACCAGCGGTGCCGGCACGGTGCTCGGCCAGATCGGCGCCGGTCGCACGAAGGCGCGGTACTTCCAGGTGCAGCTCTGGCCCACGCCGGCCTCGGCACTGACGTACGCATGCGACTTCACCGCGGAAATCCAGGACATGGCCGCCGATCAGGACGAGCCACTGCTCCCGCCGGATTTTCATCATGTGCTCTCGCTCGGCGCGCAATGCGATGAATTGAAACGCCGCGACGACAACCGCTACTCGCTGGTGCGCAACGACCTCGAAGGCGAGATCAAGAACCTGAATCGCTGGCTCTGGGATCTCCCGGAGCCGCAAATCCGTGACCGTGGTCGCCCGTCGCAGCTTGGCGCATGGTATCCGAGCGGTACGTAAAAATGCTGGAACCGTCGAAGAACGGGCTCGCGTGGATCGATGACCTCACCGGGGGCCTGAACACCACCGATCCGCCCGAGAAGATCGCGGACAACCAACTCCAGATCGCGCAGAACATCGAGTGGACGCAGACTAACATCGCGCAGCGCCGACAGGGCGGCCAGAACAACATCGGGACCGAGCCGTGGGCCTCGGGAGCCTCGCTCCTCGCCGTGTTTCGGCACATCCCCGGTAACAGCGAGACAGGCGCGGAGATGTTCGCCGTCTCGACAGGCTCCCCGAACGCGCTGGGGCGGCTGACGGCCAGCGCCAATTTTGCCTCGGTGACCGTCGGCGATGCGATCGATGCAGCCAACGATGGCAAGTTCGCGGACGCGGTCAGTTTCAACAGCAAGTGGTTTTTTGCCTACGACAGCGCGGTTGATCGGCTGCACGTATGGAACGGCACGAGCCTGCGCCGCGTCGGCCTGCCGAAGCCGACAGCGGCGCCCACAGTCGCGAACACGGGCGGCGGCACCTACGCCGCGGTGCAGCGCTGGTACAAGGTGCAGTGGTTCAACGACACGGAGCGCGTGCTCGGGCCGCTCTCGGACGCGGTCGCCTTCACGCCCTCGGGCGCCGGCACCGCTGCGCGCGTGACGCGACCGACCGCGGCCGGCGAGCATGAAACCAAGTGGGTGCTCTACGGGTCGCCCGACAACGTCAATTTCTACCTGATCGCCAGCGTCGCGATCGGCACGACGACGTTCGACGACTCGACCGCGCCCTCGGCGTATGCGACTGTTGCGTCCTCCGGGTTGTCGGCGCTCTCCAGCGACCTTGATTACTACACGACGCCCCCATCGCCGAAATATCTGCTCGTCGATGGCGCGCGGCTGCTGCTGCTCTCCTCGTGGGAGACGGCGGCCTACACGAGCCGCGTCTGGTTCACGCCGATCCTGCACACCACCTCGGCGGATATCGCCGACGATGAGCGCGTCCCCTCGACGAACTATTTGGATCTGGACCCGTCGGAGGGCGGTGGCCTAACCGGTGGGGCGATGCTGAACGGCACGCCCTACATCTTCAAGACGGCGCGCACCTATCGGCTGAATGCGACCACCAACGCAACGAAGCCGTACACGCGCGCGGTCATCAGCCGCATCGTCGGGGCGCTGTCGCATCGCTCGATCGTGCTGGGCGAAGACGATCAGGGTAATCAGTGCCTCTACTTTCTTTCGCGGCGCGGCCCGTATCGCTTGAGTGACTACGGGCTCGAATATCTTGGCCACGATCTGGAGTTCGGCACGTGGTCCACGGTGAACAAGACCGGCATCAATGTGCCCCCGTTCGGCATCTACTACGAACAGAAACACCAAGTCTGGTGGTGGGTGACGACCGGCAGCAACAGCAACCCCGATACGGTGCTCGTGCTCTCGATTCCGCACGCGCGGCGCGCCGGAGACGGCAGCATCCGCGGCGGGTGGACGACGTTCACGGGGGATCTCGGCGCGGGGATCGCGGCGGTGATGTTCAGTAAGACGCTGGCCGCGACGATGTCACTCGACCTCAAGCCCTACGTCGCGCAGGTCAATAACGCCGCGGGGGACCCCGACGGCCCCCTGGTGCAGTACGACGCCGACGCCGTGTACACCGACGGCGGCGCGCGCGCGACGGCCTACACCGGCAAGTTCAAGACGAAGGCATTCAATCCCGGCGGGCGCGACAAGCGCGGCGGCGTGCTCGAAGGCTTCATCACGGCGAAGGCCACGGGTTGCACATTCAATCTCAGTGCGATCCGTAACTACGGGCAGGAGACGATCCCGGCCAGCGTCACGATCAGCGGCGACACAGCCCTCAGCCGCGACGACGTGAAGATCGAGAACTTGACACTGGGCGAAGCCAAGGCGCTCGAACTGCAGATCGATGACGGTGGCGCCGCGCGTGCGTGGACCATCGACACGATCGGGCTGCGCATCGAAGCCGAGGGCGAGCGATGACGATCGGCACCGTCTATTCCGCCTCGAAAAAGGACCTGCAATCACTCGCGCAGTGGACACAGGAGCAATTGACGACGCTGGCGAGTTCGATCGCGGCGGGCTGGAACGCGGAGCATGATGGCGACGGGCACCACACCAATATTACCGCCTCCAGCATCACGACGCGCGCGCTCGCGTTTCGATCCTTGCTCTTCCCGGCGAATCTGGCAGCGGGCTTCGGCAGCATTGTCGCGCCAGGCGCGCAACGTGTGGAGTTGCCCTCGTCAGGCACATACAACGACCTCGCAATCTTGCCCGGCTTGAGCCTGGTGTACATCAGCGTCATCGGCGGCGCCACGCTCACCGGACTGGAGAGCACCTATTACGCGCCAGGCAGTGCCGTGATCCTGGTATCGGACTGCGTGACCGACAACGTGGTGTTGAGCCAGGAAGATAGCGGATCACGGACTGAGAATCGATTCGCCGGGAACGGCAGCACGCCCGGCACGACGATCACGATTACGCCGGGTCGGTTCGTCGTCTTGCTGCGGTCGTATCGCTACGGCCTGTCACAGCCGCGGTGGCTGATCTCCTTCTCCTAGACGCCCATGGCATATCTCAACCCCTACGGCGACGATAGCAGCCTCGATCCGGATGCAGCCCGGCGGAAGGCGCTGCTCGACTTGATGGGCACGCCGGCGCAAGGCGCCACGCCCACGGCGTCGCAGGCGCTGCCCTCCTCGCGTCCCGCACCGATCTTCCCGACCGGCACGACCCGCGCGACGGCGGCCAACGGCGCCGACACGCCCGACCTGCCGGATCCGCCCGCGGCCGCGGCGACGAGCCCAGCGGTGAATCCCTACACCAGCACGGACAACGGGCTGCAGTACGGGAGCAAGATTCTCGACCTTTACAGCGAGCCGTACAACCGGCGCGGCGGCGGGACCGGCGGCATCGGCTCCGGCGCGCTCACGGGTGCCAGCATCGGCAGCACGGCGGGCCCGATTGGCGCCGGCGTGGGCGCGGCTGTGGGCGCAATCGTAGGGGCGGCGCGGAAGCATGCGGAGACGGCGCCGACCGACTTCAGCGTGAACGACGCGCGCGAGATTGTCCGGGGCGCCTGGCGCGACATGTTCGGACGCGAGGCCACGGACCAGGAAGTGAACGACGCGCTCGCGGGGCAAGGGCTGAAGGCCGGTGGCGAGTGGGTCGGCCAGCAGGGGCTCATGGGCGTACTCGGCCATCTCGGCGAGAACGCGGCGGCGGAACGGGCCGCGGGCGGTGGAACAGCCGCCAGCGCTACCAGCGCTGGTGCGACACCGGGCGGGGCACTGGCCTCGAATCCGAATACCGGCTTCGCGGGTGGCATGAATACGAGCGTCAGCGGCCCCAGCGGCGCGACCGGCGGCGGTGGAGGCGGTGTGCCCGGGAACGTCGAAGGCGTGGACGCCGGCAAGTGGAGCGACCCGAACAAGCACGATCCGAAGTACGACGTGCTGCACCTGCTGGCGCAGTACGGCAGCCTCGACGCGGCGCTGCCCGAGATTCAGAAGCTCTACCCGAACGCCAAGAAAGTCGGCGGGGACGCGATCGACATGGGCGACGGCGTCGGCCCGGTGGATATTCAGCGCGATTCCGATCATGGCGGCCCGTTCCACTGGGAACCGGTCTCTGGTGCCGCCGACCAAAGTGCCGCGAGCTCGGCTCCCGTGACCACGACAGGCTCTTCGCCCCTGGCGTCTCCCGGCGCGGCCCAGCTCGCGGCACCCCTCGGCAACAACGACGTGCTGCAGCAGATCATGGAAGAACTGCGTCGCATTCAGAGCGGTGAAGCGCCGCGCAACGCGCTGTTGCAGCAGATGGGGCTGGCGTAATGGCTGACCAGTGGACCCTCGACGACTACAAGGCGGGCGCAATCGGGCATGACGATGCCCGCACCGACTGGACGCCGGACGACTGGGTCGCGTACGCGAACCGGTACAACCCGAAAGCGCAGCTCACGACGAATCAGCCGCCGAGTGCGGCGACCCCGACGGCGCCCAGCTCGAATCAGTACACCGGTTCGGTCGATCCCTCGCTGCAGACGGTGAAGCCGGCGACCACGCAGCTCCAGCCGTCGCCGATGCCGACGGCCCAATCGATCCCGCTGGGGCCGACGACGGGCGGCAGCTATCCGGTGTCGCAGAGCCTCGGCACGACGACCCCGGACGGCGTCTACCACTTCAACATGGGCGACCCGACGCAGCCGGCGGCGGGGAGTCAAGGGGCGATGGATGCGCAGGTCCGGCAGCGGCTGCTCGAGCTGCTCGGCACGGACACGAACAACGTCAGCACGCAGGATGCCGATGTCGCGCCGCAGTCGCGGGCCTTCAACGCGCAGGTCGATCGCGAGGCGGCGGCCCAACGCGCGCAGATGCTCGAGCAGGCGAACGCCGAGGGCACCTCGAGCAGCGGCGCCACGCAGGCGGGGCTGAGCAATCTCGGCTCTCAGGCGGCTGTGGCCAAGGGCGCGAACGATGCGTCGCTCATCGGCCAGAAGCAGCAGCAGCGCATCCAGCAGCTGCAGAACGCGATTCAGGTCGCCTCGTCGCTCGGCATGACGCAGCAGGCGAACGACCTCCAGCGGCAGCTCGCGAACCTGCAGGCACAGGTCACGCAGCGCGGGCAGGATGTGACGCAGGCTGGCCAGCAGATTCAGGTGGGGCTCGCGAACCTCGACACCAGCAGCAAGCTCTACCTCGCCGACCTCAACGCGAAGCTGCAGCGCGAGGGCTACTCGACGCAGGAACGGCTCGCACAGCTCGACGCCGAAGTGCGGAAGATGGGCATCCAGACGCAGGGCGACCTGGGACAGCTCGACATCGCGCTGCGGTCACAGCTCGGCATGGGCCAGCTCAATCTGGGCCTGCTCTCAACGTTGCTTTCGAATAATCAGGCCAACAATCAGCTCGGCCTGAGCATCGCGCAAATTCAGGCGCTCTTGAACCAGAACGCCGTCACGGCCGGAGGTGGGTAAATGGACTGGGGCGCGATCATCGCCGCCGGCGCGCAGATTGCCGCACAACAGGCGCAGGCGCGCGCGCAGGCCAAGCAGCAGGAAGCGCTGCTGAATCACCAGAACGATACGGTAGCCCAGCAGGGTTACGCGACCGACAAGAGCACCAACCTGCAGGCGCTGGCGGCCGCGCAGAACTCACAGAACGCGCGGGCTGGCGGCATTCTCAACGAACAGGAGCTGGCACTCTCCGCACCGCGCACGCGCGCCCAGAACAGCGTGCGGGGGTCGATCCTCGCCAACGCGCAGGATGTCGGGGTCAGCGGCTTGCCGAAGGGTGTGCCGAACATCCAGTTCACCGGCGGGCTGCGGCCGTCGATCTTCAGCGGCGATACGCGGGCGCTCGGTCAGCAGATGACGCGCGACGCGCTCCTCAGCCAGATGGCGCCGCAGGTCACACCCTACAGCGACATGAAGCCGCTGGATGTCTCGAGCATCACCGGCATGAAGGCGCCAGGCCCGACGCCGCTCCCGCAGGCCTCGACGCTCGATTCCATCCTCGCCAACATCGGGATGTATGGCGGGCTGGCCGGCGTGGGCCTCGCCGCGGCGCAGCAGAAGCAGCAGCCGTTCACCGAAACCCGCGGCGGCACCACCGTGCCGTCCTTTGTGGAGTGACGCATGGGCACCGGATGGGCAGACGCCGCAGGGGCGCAGTCGCTCGCACAGAACGCCGGGGACATCACGAGCCTGCTGTCCGCGCGGCTCATGGCGCAAAAGCTGGCGTGGGCGCAGCAGAACGCGCAGGCGATGAACCCGAGTGCGGTCGCGCCGCCGGCGGCCAACGTGGCCGCGGAGAAGCTGTATCAGGACCAGCGCAAGACCTTCGAGGACCGCCTGCAGCAGCGCGATCAGTTCGGCGCGAAGCTCGGCGAGGAGAAGCGCCAGTTTGATACCGGCATGGGCTTCAAGCAGCAAGAGGCCGGGCGTGACCAGGGCAACTTCGAGCAGAAACTGCAGACCGATATTGCGCAGTTCCAACAGGGCATGGGGCTGAAACAGGCCGAGTTCGGCGAGACGAAGCGCAGCAACCTCGCGGATGAAGCGCTGAAGGGCCGGCAGATCGACGCGACGTTGCAGGGCAAGATGATGAAGCCGGCGACGCCCGCCGAGCGGCAGTCGCTCGCGTTCTACAACCGCGCGCAGGACGCCGTGAAGACGTTGACGGAGGCGCCAGGCGGGAAGCCCTCGCTCGAAATGCAGATCGCCAAGCAGAGCACGGCTGGCCAACTGCGGGGCCAGTACGCCCCGAACATGCTGCAGACCGGGGAGCAGCAGGCATATCGACAGGCGCAGCGCGCGTTCACCGAAGCGCGGCTCCGCAAAGAATCGGGCGCCGCGATTCCGCCGCAGGAGTTCGAGAACGACGCGCGGATGTACTTCGCGCAACCAGGCGACACGCCGCAGACGATCGCGCAGAAACAGAAGGCACGGGAGACGCTCCTCGCCGGCATGAAGTTCGCTTCGGGGAAAGCGTTCGGCGAGTTCTACGGCGATGAGGGTGGCGGCTCCCCTGCGCCAGCCGCTGCCCCGCCGCCACCTGGAGCGCCTGCGACGAAGCCCTCCGGCATCAAGTCCATCACGCTGGTGACGCCCTGATGCCTGACCAGACCTACGAAGTCGTGATGCACGACGGGCGCAAGTTCCACGTCGTGGCCGACCACGCGCCGACGGAGGAGGAAGTCCTTGCCCATCTGCCGGCGACCGAGGCCGCGCCGGCGCACCTCATGGCGAGTCACGAGGCACCGGTGGACAGGGCCGGCCTGCTGGATACCGCGCTCGGCGTCGTTGGGCGCAGCGTCGGCATCCCGGGCGTCGGTGGCGGCGGTCCCGTCGGCGAGAGCGCCGCGCAGTTCACCGGCAACCCGAAGAACGCGCCTGCGATTGCCGCGATGGCGGCCGCGCCGGCCACAGCCGGTATGAGCCTGCCGGCCGCTGCGGGAGTGGCAGGGCTGGCCGGCGGTGGAGGATCGATCGCGAAGAACGCCGCGGAGTACTTCCTCGGCAAAGGGCCGTCCTCGCTCGGCGAGGCGGCCACGGACGTGGCGAAGGATGCGGCGGTTCAAGGCGGCACACAACTCGCGGGCGGGCTCATCAGCAAGGGGCTGGAAGCGGCGGCACCGCGGGTAATGTCGGCGGTGTTGAAGCCGACGCCGACACTGCGCCGAAACAATCCCGGCATGAACATCCCGCTCGAGGCGGTCAAGCAGGGCGCCGTCGTGTCGAAGGGTGGCCTCGCGGCGCAGGCCGACAAGGTGCGCGGGCTGAACGAGGCCGTCAACAACGCCATTCAGGCGAGCGATGCCACCGTGAAGCCCAGCGTCGCCGCGTCCTCGCTCGGCGAGTTGTTGCGCGAGCGGCAGGGCCTCGGGCCGGTGGCGTCGGGCGATGCCTCCAAGATTCAAGATGCGCTGGTGAACTTCATCGGGAACGATGCGCCGATGCCGGTGGCCAAGGCGCAGGAGATCAAGAAGTTCCTGGGCGCGAAAGTCGCGAGCAAGTACGGGTCGCAGATCGCGGACCCTGTTTCGGTCGATATCAATCAGGCGCTGCGCGCGGGCACCAAGGGTGCGATTGCGCAAGCCGTCCCGGAGGTGGATGCCCTCAATCAACAGCTCTCGCCCGCGATTGCGGTGAGGAAGGCGCTCGAGCAACGACTCGGCACGGCGCAGAACACGCACATTGTCTCGCCGCGCTGGGCGTGGATTCACAACCCGATCCTGGCGACGGCCAGTGCCATCACCGGGGCGCCGTCGATCGCGTCGCGGGGGGCCAACGTGATGTATCGCGCAGGACAAGCGGAGGTGCCTCCACAAGCCATCCGAGCGGCGCTGCTCGCGATGATGGGCGGCGACGAGCCGCAACAACCGTAACCGTTCTATTGCCCCGCAGGATGCGGGAGGGCCGACATGACCGATGACGGGCGGAACTTCTGGCGGGCGCTCTTCAGCGTGCCCAACATCGTGGCGACGGCGTTCTTTCTCATCGGCGTCGGGGGCTGGTGGGCCGATCAGCAAGCCTTTCGGAGTCGCGTGGATGAGCGCCTGATGCACATCGAGAATCGCCTCGACACCATCGATGGCGCGAACGCGGCGATCTACGTGCGGCGCGATGTGATGACGGAGCAGCTCTCGAAGATTCAGCAGGACGTGGGCGCGCTCCGGGACGAGGTCCACGATGTGAAGAACGAAGTGCGGAAAATTCGGTAACTGGAGATTCTGAATGGCGCAACAGGAACTGCTCGATATCGTGACGGAAGAATTCATCACGGCACTCGTGGACCGGGGCATTCTCCCGGCCGGCACGACGAAGGGCCCTGTGTGGGCGGGCAACGTCTCTGGCGTCAGCCACATCAAGATCTACTTGAACAACACCAGTTTTGATGATCTGACGCCCGTGCCGGTGTCTGCGGTGAATGTGCCCGCGGCGATCGAGGCGCTGGGCCTGTAGCCGATGGCGATCGCGTTCGACACCGCCGTCGATGGTGGCAACAACACCGGCACGAGTCTGACGTGGAGTCACACCTGCACGGGCTCACTCGGGCTGTTGATCGTCGGGTTCGCGGGCGACAACATCGGCGGCGCGGACGATATCACCTCGGTGACCTACAACAGCGTCGCGATGACGCTGGCCGACAAGCAGGTCAATCCGAGTAGCGGTGGGGATCGCAACACCTACCTCTACTTCCTGCTGGGGCCGGCAACCGGGGCGCACAACGTGGTGATTAGCTGCAGCGGGTCGCATCTGCTGCAGGGCGGATCAGCGAGCTATACCGGGGTGAAGGCGAGCGGCCAGCCCGACGCGCATACGGTGAACGCGGAAACGGTCAGCAGCAATAAGACGCTGACGACGTCGGTCACAACGACAGCCGATAACTGCTGGACGGTGCTCGTCGAGAACTGTTACGACGGCGGCACGCCGCCCGTGGCCGGCACCGGATCTACGCGGCGCACGTTCGATGCGACCAACGGCGGCTGGGGCATCTTTGACAGCAACGCCGTCGTGCATCCGGCCGGCTCGAAGAGCATGACGACGACACGCGGCAGTGATCCCTTCGGGCTGGAGATCCTGCACGTCATGGCGAGTTTCCAGCCGGACACCGGCGCTGGCGCGACGGTGACCTATCCGCAGCTGGAACGTGGGACGCGCGGCTTGAATCGCGGGATTTGTTTGGGAGCTTACTGACGTGAGTGCGTTCATCAGCAAATACGGCGTCGCGGTGCACGTCTACATCCCGATGATCAAGCGGGGTGTGGTGGACTTCGCCGTCTCGGCTGACTGGACACCCGCGGCTGGCGACGTGAAGGTCTCGAAGGATGGCGGCGCCGCGGCGAACGTCACGAACTTGCCCGTCGCGATCACCATGGGCAACACGGCGATGTGGGACTACTCCATGACGGCGACCGAGATGCAGGCCGCGAAGGTCATGGTCACGATCGCCGACAGCGCGACGAAGGCGGTCGAGGACAGCATGTTCATCGTCTGGACGCACGGCAACGCCAGCGCCCAGTATCAGGTGGACCTCGCCGACTCCGTGCGCGCGGGCCTGACGGCCCTGCCGAATGCGGCGGCCGAAGCAGCGGGCGGCCTCTACACGCGCGGCTCCGGTGCGGGCCAGATCAACCAGCCGGCCAACGGGCAGATCGACGCGAACACCGTGAAGGTTGGCGGCACGACACAGACCGCGCGCGATCTTGGCCTCAATATCGACGTGGCCACCAGCACACGGCTGGCGCCGACGGTGGCCGCGCGCACGCTCGACGTGAGTGCGGGCGGTGAAGCCGGCGTGGACTGGGCGAACGTCGGCAGCCCGACCACGGCGGTGGGCCTGACCGGAACGACGATCGCGACTTCGCAGGTCGTGGCCAGCGTGACCGGGGCGGTCGGATCTGTCACTGGTGCGGTGGGCTCAGTCACGGGGGCCGTCGGCAGCGTCACCGGCGCCGTGGGTTCAGTGACCGGCGCGGTGGGCAGCGTCACCGCTGCGGTCGCGACGACCTCGAACGTCAAGAAGAACCAGGCGCTCGCCAGCTTCCAGTTCCTGATGACGGACTCGACGAATCACGCGCCCGCGACGGGCAAGACCGTCAGCGTCACGCGCGCGATCGACAGTGGCGCGTTTGGCGCCGGCTCGCTGAGCGCCGTGACGGAGATCGCGAACGGGCTCTATCGCGTGGACTTTGCGGCGGCCGATCTGAACGGCAACGTCATCACCCTGCGGGCCACGGCCAGCGGCTGTGACGACACGTTCGAGCGCATCGTGACGCAGCCATGATCGCGACGCTCTCGAAGCAGGGCGGGCGGCGCTACCCGCAGATGCGGAGCAGCACGCCGCGGGCGCTCTGGCTCCCGAGCGTGGGCACCACCGTGGCGCCGCCGGTCATCGGACCGACACCGGCCACGCGCACAGCGATGATTCCGCCGGAGAACCGGAACGTGATCGTCGCGTCCGAGAGTCGGTCGGTGCTGGTGCCGCCGGAAAATCGCACGGTGGTGGTGAGGTAGGCATGTCCGTCATCAAAGAGTTCGAGAAAGACCCGGCTGCGAAGAAGGACTACCTGCTGGACTGGTCGGCGTGGCTGCCGACGGGCGACACCATCAGCTCGTCTGCGTGGGCGATCGACGTGGCGCCGGATGCCTCGCTCGCAATTGCGGGCTCTCCGGCGCCCTCGAACACGACAACGACCGCGACGGCCTGGCTCACGGGCGGGACGCTGGGCCAGCGCTATGTGCTGCGGAACCGGGTGACCACCGCCGGCGGTCGTACGGATGACCGATCGGTGGGTATCACAGTCAAGGACTTGTGACAGTACCGAATGGGGTTGCGGCTGAGATCTGATAGGACTAGGCTATCAACGTGCGAGAGGGCTTTCTCACGCTCCATCAGGCGGCGGCACTCGCAGGCGTAGGGCGGAATGTCGCCTACGCCCGGGTGCTGGATGGCCGCTGGCCCTCGGCGCGCGGTCCGCGGCGCGTCTACTGGATTCCGGAAGCCGAACTGTTAGAAGCGATTCAGCGCGAACGGGACGAGGCCGCGCGACAAGCGTTGATCGTGCCGCCCACCGCCGAACGGATCCTGCGCGAACTCAGTGACGTGATCTGGGTCATCGAACAGACCATGCGCATGGAGGGCGCCTCGTGGATGGAGGCGCAGGAGCGACTCCGCATCCTGCGTGCGAGTGCGGTCCATCTAGCCGAGCACGCGCAACGAGCCGCCATCCGCCGCGCCATGAAGGGACAGGGACATGAGGCTGATCCTCCCGCTGATCGCGCTGCTTAGTCTCGCCGGTCAGGCGCAGGCGCTGTCGGTGACGGGTGCCACGTCCTCGACGGTGACGCTGGCGTGGGACGCCAATACCGAGCCCGACGTGGACACCTACGTCGTGCAGCAGGCGACGAATGCGGCCGGTCCCTTCAGCACCTCGCTGACGACGGCGGCGACGGCAGGGGTCGTGGCGGGCTTGGCACCGGGGAACACGTACTACTTCGTGGTGCGGGCCATCAACACGCGCGGGTTCTGGTCGTCACCGTCCAACGTCGTCTCGATCACGCTGCCGGGACAGGGCATCGATGTGTGCGCGCCCATCACCGGGCAGTACGCCATTTCGATCTTCCCGACCTCGCTGCTGAAGACCGGCAGCGGAGGTGCGAACAGTAAGACTCGGTTTGACTTTCAGGTGTCCTCGCCGAACAGCCCGGTCACCTCGATCATCATCAAAGGCGGCAGCACGGTGCTGTCCAGCATGGCCGGGAGCGATCTCGGCGCGCTCGCGGGGATGTGGTTTGCGATGCCCACCAGCGGGACGTACACCCTGAGCGTCCTCGCGGCCAACAGTCAGGGCTGCACGCGCGCCGTGTCGTACAACGTGCCGCTGGTGGTGCCGTGAGGATCCCATGCGTATTGATGTCTACGTTCACGCCTCCGATGACCCCGTCACATCCCTGTTGACGAAGGTCACGGCGGCCCTTCAGAAGATGGAGCAGACGATGAGTGCATTGAGCGACAAGATCGACGCCCTGACCGATGAGGTCACGCAGATGAAGACGGTGGAGCAGAGTGCGGTCACCCTGCTGAACGGCCTCACGGCCATCATCGCCGACCTGAAGAACGGCGTCACGGACCCGGCCGTGCTCGCGAAGATCGACGCGGCGGTGGCTGCGCTCGATGCCGCGAAGAACGATCTGGCCGCCGGGATCTCGGCCAACACGCCCGCAGCCTAAGCCTGTGGCGATCTGGACCGCCCCCTTCGCCGACGGCTGGAACGCCGAGCAGAACTCGCGCGGCGATCTCGGCTGCGGCGGGGGTGGGACCCGTACCGATCCGCCGATGGTGCGGCTCATCTCGGCCGACCGGCAGCGCGTCGTCGAGATCGGTCCCGGCCGCGCGGCGGGCTGGCTGAATGACGTGCTCTTCGCCTACCGGCCCGAGGGCACCGACGATCTCTGGGTCGCCTCGTTCGAGGTGCCCCCCTCCCTGCTGGCGTCGGACGCGGGCGGCAACACCATGCGGGCCGCTGATGGTCACTGGATGGCGGTGCGCGCCCAAGAGGGCCTCGCGGTGGTCTGGTACGACGACCATCTGCTGTTCTCCGGCCGTGGCTATGACGGCGGCGCGGTGGCTGGCGAACAGTTGATCCACGTCGGCGTGGACGATGACGGCTGGCCGCAGTTCTGGCACTACACCGGCGGCGCGATCAAACGGAAGGTGCGCATCCCGGCGAGCGGGAACGCGCTCACGCTCGACGCGCAAGGGAACGTCGGCAGCGGCTACAACAGCGAGTCGTGGTTCTCGCGTGCCGGCGCCACCGCGAATGAACTCGTGACGGTCACACCGTGGCGGCAGGAAAGCCCGCCGGTGCCCGTGCAGGCACCGGACGGCACGCTCTGGCTGTGGACCGCCACTACCAGCCCCGGCGGTCGCTCGCTCGTCCTGGGGCGACCCTACGGCGCGCAGGACTGCATTGTCGTGGACTTGGTCGCGGCGTGGCTGCGCGTGCGGCCCATCGGCGAGCTGTGGTCGATCGTCGCCGTGGACGGCGGCGGCCAACTGCGCACGACGACCGTGCCGCTGACGGAGGCGCGCCGGCCGGTGCCGCGTGATGTGATCACGCCACCGCCACCCCCGCCGCCACCCGATCCTATTCCGATCCCGAATCCGCCCAAACCGCCGGAGCCCAAGATGGTGACCCCGCAGCAGATTCTTGCCTCGGCCCAACGGTGGCCGTGGGATTTCGACGTGCAGTTCCTCGCGCGCTTTCGCGATAACGTCTGGCTCCGCGATCAGGGCGGCGACGTCCCGAGCCGCGGCGCGCTGGCCTACTACCATCGCGGCATCAATGCGGCATTCGTGCAGCGCTGCATCGAGGTGGGTCACGACCTCGTCTCGCCGGACGACTGGGGCCCGGTGTTTGAACGCGGCACGCGCGATGCCCTGGCCGCCTACAAACGCGAGCAGGGCCCGGGCCCCGAGGACCCCCAGTAGACCCACCAGATCCAGGCGTCCCGCCTGTTGGGTCGATTCAGGGACGGTTCCGCATCGAGAACGGTCGCCCGCGTGACGATGCCGGTTATATGACTGTGCGCGCAATCAGCGAGTTCTCGTTTATCCACCTCGCACGCACCGGTAATCTCGCCGAGGTGCAGCGACGGTTGACCCGCGCCGTCACGGTGGGCCGCCGCAACTTCGTGCGCGTCTTTGCGCGGGCGAAGAACCTCTTCAATCTCGACGACACGCTGGATAATTACTGGCCGGCCGGCGATCAGGCGCTGGATCTCGCGGCAGCGGCAGGAGTCCGGACGCTCCTCTCGCTTGGGCAGGACACGACCGGCATGTCCTGGGACGAATTCGTCACGTTTGTGATGGCCTGTGTTGACCGCTGGGGCCACCGCCCTGATATGACCCTGCAGTTGTTCAATGAGCCAGGGCTTCGGGACCAGGCGATCGTATCGGGTGCCGACGACCCGGACCTCCTCAGGCTGGCGGATCGCGTTGCAGATCGGCTCGGCCATCGTGATTTTCTCATCGGCGATGTCCTCGACGACGACAACCCGGATGCGTCCGCCGACATCGTGGCGCGCTACGTCACGATTGCGAAGCATGCCAACATCCTGAATAGGCATCCCTCGCGTAAGGGCGACGCGCAGCCGGACGGCGACCGCTTTCGCCGCTGGATCGACCATCAGGAAGGCTCCTACGACATCGTCTCAGAGGCTCGCAAGGTCAATTCAGACGCGTGGATGTGGATCGATGAGGCGATGGGCTTCGCAGGCTCGCCGGTCGTCGCGGGCCATGTCCGAGAAACGGATCCTGAAGCCGCTGTTGCGGGCGAAGCGACCGCCCTCGCCGCCGAATGTGGCTGGTGCTTCCACTACATCAGTGAGCAGGATGACAACGTCGAGGCGTGTCTTGCTCAACTCGGCCCGGTGACGGAACAGTTCCCCGCCGATCCGTCGTACGCGTACCACAACGATAGCTGGCAGGGCTCGGCCACTCGCGGCTTCACGCCGGGCGGCAAGATGCGCTCTCTGGTCAATGGACGGGATGGCGTGGTGCTCGGAGATGGGACAGTCAAACCCTCGCCAACATGGGCGAATGGTTATGGGCCTGACGGACAGCTCTTCAACGGCGCACACGTGGATATCTGGCATGTCTCGTAAGAGGAGCAAGAACGCGCTCGGTCGGCCAGCCATGCTCGACACGACTCATGATCGTGCCGTAATTCAGGCCGGTGACCGCCGCCCATTCTGCAGGGCTCATCGTCCGCCCGTTGTGAGTGAGGCGCACGCAGGCGCGCCTATTTCTCGCCTGTTGCAGCGCGGTCGCCCAGCGACAATTGCCCGGTTCGTAATTGCCGTCGTTGTCAATGCGATCGATCGAGTGGCGGCGAGACGGACGCGGCCCCATATCCTTGATGAAGGCAGCCAGCGAATCGCGCCACCGCTGGCATACCGTGATGCCGCGCGCGCCGTAGTTCTTATAGACCGGCAGGTTCGCGTTGTAGCAACGGTCCTGAATCGCACGCCACGCTTGATATTCCGGTGTCTTCGAGAGGCCGTGCCTGGAGTTGATCTGTCGGGTCACTTCCGAATGGAGGCATCCGCAGCTCTGAGTCGTGCCGTTGCGAAGATTCCCCAACTGCGCGATCGATTCACCGCCGCAATCACAGCGACAACGCCACAGCTTATTCCGGGATGGCGTCATGCCTTCGTACGAGACGACAGTGAGGCGGCCGTATCGGTGGCCGGTCAGGTCCATTCTTGGTGGCATCTGATCCTATTCTACTACGGCCATTCCGGAATAAAACACTATCTAACTTGGAGCGCTGAATGACTCTCATCGGCCTGCTCATCACTGTCATCATCCTGGGGCTGATCTACTGGGCGGTGCTGCAACTGCCGCTTCCCGCACCGTTCGGGACGGTCGTACACATCATCTTCGTGATCATCCTGATCCTGATTCTCGTCCAGGCGCTGGGCGTCTACGGCGGTGGGCCGCTCATTCTGAGGCGCTGACCATGGCCTCGTCTGACTGGACCTTCGAGACGCTGAAGGAATACCTGGACGAGAAGATCCGTGGCGTCGATGTCAAGGTCGAAAGCAACGACAAGCGCTACGCGGCCGTCTTCAATGCGCAAGAAAAGGCCACGGTCGCCGCCTTGGCCGCCGCCGAGAAGGCCACGACCAAGGCGGAAGAAACCGCGGCCAAGAAGGCCGACGCGCAGAACGAATGGCGACAGGCCATGAACGATCGCGAGCGCATCCTGATGCCGCGACTCGAACAGGAGAGCCTCAACCGGTCGATCGACGTGCGCGTCACCGCCCTGGAGCAACTGCGATTTCAACAGGCTGGTCAAGGGACTGGCACGCAAGCGGGATGGATGTGGGCCGTCGGGGCCGTCGGGCTGATCCTCACGGTGATCACCATCGTGGCCGCCGCGATGGCGCTGATGCGGCAGCTCCATCCGTGATGAACACGAACGAAGGACGCTAGGAGACCATGCACATCGACCTCGGCCCCATCCTCGCGAAGCTGCTGCCGCTGCTGCTGCCGGAGCTGAAGCCCATCCTGAAACAGATCATCCTCGACCATCTGGACGAGTGGCTCGATGAGTTGATCAAGGTCGCCGAGCAGGCCGCTACCCCGAAGACCGGCGCATGAGCGACACGCCCCCGGTTGCGGCGATTCTCCCCGGCGACGTCCTACTCTACGCCGGCAC